TTGGTCAATCGCGTCTTGTTTGTTGTCATGGCAGCCCACTGTGGTGTAACTGCCGTCTGCTTCTTGTTTTACAGTTGCCCAGCCCGAGCAGTCGCTCTGCTGGTCCGAAATGTAGTATGGCACTATTTGACCTCATAAACTGCAAGTGGGTCCTCAGGGTCAAGTGTTGAGACTTGCTGGAGTTGACCTGTTGGAATGCCTGTGTGGTCCATAGGTGGCAAACCGACTGCTTCAAGCACTGACTTCGGTTCGAAGCCGACTTGAATCAAGTTGGTAGCGATTTCGGTGCGCAACTTCAGACCGACGTCTTTAGCGTCAGACGCGTCAATGTTCTGCAGCGGAACACGGTACTGATCTCCAGCCTCGCCTAGCGGGCTCAAATCTTCAACAGCTCTGACGTCATTGAGCGACAAGAAGCCCTCGTTTAGTCCTTTGGTGTAAGCCTCGTAGCGCTCGAGTGTAGTGCCGCGAAGCAGCGCGTCAAGGTTGAACTTGATAAAGCCGTCGGCCTCAGGCAGAAGTGGTGAAAGTGCTTGCTCTAAACGCTCGAGAAGCGGGCGCAGTGAGTGTTGCACAAAAGACAGGTTCTGAGCTTCAACTGATGCAAAGCTCATGGCTCCAGCCACTGGGTGGCCAAGGAGTGAGATCGGAACGCGGAATATTCGCGCAATCTCTTCAACGCCGAACCTACGTACTTCAAGAAGCTGAGCGTCGGCGGCGTTAAGTGTCAGCGGCTTGAATGAAGCGCCACCAGTCAGAACACCGAGCTTGCCAGCGCGGTAAGGGCCCGAATGTGATAAGTTCCAGTTGCGAGCGATGTCCGAGATCTGTTCCTCGGTCAATTCGGTCGGGGCTTCAATGACGCCGCCAGGGTTGGCAGCGTTGCCAAAGTAGCTAGCTGCGTAAACCTCGGCTGCCATCGCAGAGCCCAAAGTAATGCGAGCCGCGCCGATTGGACCAAGGCCTAAAAGCTGGCCTGGGAGTTTAAACATCGGAATATGAAGCATCTCGCGCTTGGTCAGGACCATGGTCTTGACTTCTTGTGTCACAGACTGCATGTCCTCGTATACCACGCCGCCTGGCTGAATGCCGATAGTCACTTCGTAAATGACTTCTGCATTTGGGTCAGGGCGTCGAATGCGAACATTTAACGGGTTCACAGCGTAGAGTTCAACAACGTCCCCAAGGTCGTCGCGCACTGTGATGATAAAGGCGTTGCCGTGTAAGTTTAAAGACGAGATCACTTGCTCGTAGAAATCCAAGCGGGTGCAATCTGGGTTTGGCTTGTTCACCCAAGCTGGTTGCTCGCCATAGACTGCGGCGTACGGGATTCGGTTGCGGCCGCGGCGAACGTAAGCGCCAAGCGGCAAAGATGAGATGGTGTCGCCCAAAAGGCGAACACAAGCATAAACGGTGGACATGCGAATCGCAGACTCAGCATTAACATCAACACCAGCTGGAGTCGCATAGGCTGGTCGTGATGGGATAAGCGGCTCCATGAACATGTTCTGAGCGCGTTGCTCGCCTGCTGCTCGCAGTCTTTTCGATAAGCTCATTTGCCAGCCTTTTCTTTGCTTAGTTGATACCAGCCGTCGTCCCAAAGGGTCAACAGCCGCTCAAAGTAGTCTTGGTATTTTGGTGCAATAGCCTCGAGTGAGTATTTCTCGATTGCTTGCTTTCTGATCTCTTTGCGGTTCAAGGATTTGACGTCCTCTGCCGCTTTCATAAAGTCAGCAAGAGTGCGACACCTGAAGCCAGTCACTCCGTGAACGTTGGTCTCAGTAAAAGCGCCCCAGTCAGTTGTGATGGTTGGAGTGCCGCAAGTCTGAGCTTCGACCACGATATTGCCGAATGGCTCGATGTAGGTGGTCGGTGCAAAGAGCGCGATTGCGCCGCCCATAAGCTCAGCCCGTTTTTCAGGGCCGATATTGCCGATGAACTCGCCATAACCGCCGTTCGGTTGGCCAGGGCCCGCGATGATGAGCCTCTTGCCGAGGCGCTCGCAAACCTCTTGTGCGATGTTGTAGCCTTTTCGCTCGATCAGCCTACCGATAAAAAAGTAATAGTCGCCGTTGCCTTTGCCAACTGGGAACATCTTAGGCTCGAGGTATCCGTTGATAACCCCGTCAAAGAAGTTGCCATCTACTGTGGTCGGGTTCTTGTGCCCTGAATAGACCGAGTGCATCCATGCGTAGGACTCGAAAACGCGATACCGTGCAAATGTGCCACCGTAGCCAATGCCGAACTCCACTGACATGTGGTCAGGGAAAGCGTCTGCGATTGGTTTGTGTGCGTAACCACCGATCAGACAAATGAAGTCTTTTGGTTGCAGCCTTGTTGTCATTTCGCGAATGACGTTTGCATTGAAGATCTGCCAATGCGGTAGCGTGGTGTCAAACGAGGCTGTTGTGTAGTGGCCGCCCGCAGTTGCAGCAGCTCGTTGCTTTTCATTGATGCAAGTGACTAGCTCTGTCACTGGCGCTTCATTCTGCTCACCAGCATAGAGGTAAACCTCATGCCCAAGGTCTGTCATCATGATGCAAAAACGCCTCACTTTTTCGGTGAAAGCGCAACTTGTGAAGTTTTTAGTTGTATTTGTGTGTGGAAGTGATACGACATGAAATCTCATTGGTCCCCCGACCTTGTTCATTCTGTTGGTATTTCAATCCAAGAAAGAGAATCCTCGTCCCAAGTGTAGCGCTTGTCGTCAGTTGGCATTGGAGTAGGAGCTTCCCAAAGGTAAGTCTCTGTGTTCTTAGTCCAAGAAGCAAACGGCTGAGGAGCAGCAAACCCAACGCCGTCCCAAGAGTAGCCAATGCCAGCGTAGTTCTTGTTTAGTGGTGTTCCACCTAAAACGTGTGTGTTGCCAATCGTATTATACGAAGTTTTTATCCAAGTGCCTGTGTAACGGTCGGGGTTTGCTTGAAGAAAATCGTCCTCAACCACGTTAACCTGAGTGACTACGCCGTCTTCTACTTTTGCCCAATGTGCCATTATTTTTTGTCCTTTTCTTCGCCGTAAAGCGTTGCGGTATTCACTAACTTGACATCGCGTTTGGTGACAATGCCACCTTTTTCGTCTAACTGTGCTTTAGCAGTTGCTTCATCATCACCGATAATATGAACCAACATAACTACTTCATAACTAAAGCATTGTGTTGCTTTTTCTTTATTTTTAACTATTTTCATTTGCCTTCCCCTTACACTAAATATCGGACTATGACTATACCTGAACCGCCAGATTGAGTAGCACCTGAACTTGTTCCACCTTGTCCACCACCACCGCCACCAGTATTAGCGGTTCCCGATGTTTGACCACCATTTGATTTTCCACCAGTACCACCGCCACCTAGACCACCGCTTGCGTTTGCATCTCCACTTGCAACATTTGTCCCGCCAGCACCGCCACCAGCATAATAAACAGATGAACCAGTAATTGAATTAGCCGTTCCATTACCACCAGTGCCGCCAAAACCTGTATCCGCGCCTACTCCACCAGTAGCAGAAGCGCCACCGCCACCGCCTGAACCTGATGAACCAGTGGTTGAACCACCTGCGGAGCCTTCCGAAGGTGAGTAAGAACCCTCATTTCCTGAGCCACCTGATGCGCTTGAATTAGAACGAGCGCCACCACCTGAACCACCAGTAACTCCTGGGCGATTTTCTGAACCACCACCGCCTGAACCACCACCACCACCACCAGTAGAAGAATTACTATTAAAGGTACTTGTTCCACCTTTACCACCTCTAGTAGAGGAGTTTGCTGGAGCAGTACCACCAGCACCTACTGTTGCCGTATAAGAAGTTCCTGCAGTCAAAGATTGAGAAGTAAAATAACGATAACCACCAGCACCACCGCCACCGCCACCCTCAGCTCCGCCACCACCGCCACCTGCTACTACTAAATAGTCAGCAGTTAGGTTTGCGGTTGGTACGAATGTTCCGTCTGAAGTAAATGTATGAATTGCATATCCACCACTAAAAGTGATTGTTCCGCCAATTGCTTTTGCTTGTTGAGTAAATGTTTGGAATGTTCCGTCTGAAGTAAAAGTATGGATCGTGTTAGGACTTACATAGGTTATAGTCCCACCAGTTGCTGCTTGACCACCAGAGTAGCGAGCTATGACAATGCCTGAGCCACCTGCTGAACCATTATAACTGCTAGCATCTGTTACACCACCACCGCCGCCGCCACCTGTATTAACGGAGCCAGCAGATGAAAATGCAACTAGATATTCTCCACCATTACCACCACCGCCTGAACCACCAGTACCCCTAGTGCGATTTTCTCCTGAGCCACCGCCGCCACCTGCATAGTAAGTATTGCTACCGCTAATATCATACTCTCTGCCAATGCCACCATTACCTGCTGCTGAATTGGTACCATCACCACCAACTGCCCCAGCGCCACCACCGCCACCTGCTGCTGGATTAAAACCACTTGGGTAATAACCTTGACCACCAGTATTACCATAACCAGTAGCACCACCTGAGTTTCCTTGAGTAGCAGCGCCACCTGCTTTGTAATAAGGAGCAGATAAATTGACATCATAACCAGCACCGCCACCACCAGAACCACCTGAGCCAGCAGCAATTTGTGGATTAGATGTTTTGTACATACCACCAAATCCGCCGCCTAATGCAGTGCTGCTTCCAAAAACAGAATTACTACCATTGTTTCCAGTACCTGCTGCAGCAGATGCAGCGCCGCCTGCACCAACAGTAACTGTATAATTTGTGTTAAATGTTAAACTTGAATCCGTAGCGTACAATAAACCACCAGCACCGCCACCGCCTGAATAAAATATTCCACCACCGCCACCACCCGCAACAACAAGGTAATCAACGGATAAACCTAAGTGTCCAGTTTTAGCAGAGTCAATAACTCCAAGAATAGGCATTAGGCAATATCTCCTACTACATACCAAGTGTCGGTTGCAGCCTTGATGCAAGTAAGCGACGAATACTGAGCTCTTGTTTTTGGAGTCGTTGCAGTTGCTCCAGTTGAAGCAACGGTGACACCACCAGCGCCCTGAACAGTTACTTGCCCAGCGCCGATCTGAATTAGGTTGATGAGGCTGCCAGTTGGAAAAGCCACAGACGAGTTGAGTGGAATTGTGTAGGTTTGTGCAGAAGCGTTTGAAGCTGTTACGAGGTCGTCTTTGTCGGCCAACACAAAAGTGTACGTGGTGCCAGTTTGCGCATTGATGGCTTCAACGCCACCAGCTCCAGTTGGACCAGTTGCACCAGTTGGGCCTGTAGAACCAGTTGGGCCAGTAGCGCCTGTTGGGCCAGTGGCACCCGTTGGACCTGTTGCACCAGTATCGCCAGTCGCACCAGTCGCACCTGTTGGACCTGTAGCACCGACTGGGCCTGTTGCTCCTGTAGGGCCTGTTGCACCAGCCGCATATGCATAAGCAAGAGAGCTCCAAGCAGTTGCGCCGTCGCCGATCTTGAACTTCGTGGTGTCGGTTTCGTAGCCGATTTCGCCTGCAGCAAGGGTTGGGTTGTTAGATGTCCAGTTTGCTGCCGTATCTCGGCGGTTTTGGAGTCTTGCTGTCATGTTGGCTTCTTTCTCTCTTTGTTAGAAGGTTGTAACCGACGCCCCAGCGTCGATGATATATGTCCAACTACTTGCATTGGATAGGCCTGAGTTGTAGATTACGTCGCCAGTGAT